CGGGCCGACGCGCAGGCGCAACTTGCCGCCATGCGGGCAGCCGTCGAAGGCTTCAAGGACGAACTGCCGCGCGCCAGTCCGGTTGCCGCGCCTGTCTGGTCCAATGAAGATCTGCTTTGCCAGTACACAATAACGGACGCCCACCTCGGTGCGCTGGCCTGGAACGAAGAAACCGGCGGCGGGGATTATGACCTGTCCATTGGCGAGCGCCTGATTATCGACTGGTTCACGGCGGCCATCGCGGTGTCGCCAAGCGCCAAGCGCGCCGTATTCGCGCAACTTGGGGATTTTCTCCACTACGATTCGTTCAAAACCATTACGCCGGAACACGGTCACTTGCTCGACGGAGATACGCGCTATCCGAAAATGGTTCGAGCAGCGATCCGCATCGTGCGGCGCGTCATTCGGATGCTTTTGGAAAAGCACGAGCGCGTCGACGTCATCATGGCCGATGCTAACCACGATCCGTCCAGCGAGGTTTGGCTGCGCGAGATGCTGGCCGCGTTCTACGACGACGAGCCGCGTGTTGTGGTCGACACAACGCCCGGCACATACACGATGCTGGAGCACGGCGATGTGTCGCTGTTCTATCACCATGGCCATCGGCGTGGCATCGGCAATGTCGACTCAGTCTTTGTCGGCAAGTTCCGCGAGGCATACGGACGGACGCGCCACAGCTACGCGCATATCGGCCACAAGCATCAGGACGAGTTGAAGAACACCAACCTGATGAAGGTTGAGATGCACGAAACGCTGGCCGCGCCGGATGCCTATGCGGCGAACGGCGGCTGGCTGTCTGGCAGGTCGGCCAAGGTCATCTACTATCACCGCAAGTTCGGCTTCGTCGGCAACAACATCATGACACCCGAAATGGTGCTTGGCGCCGCCAAGATGCAGGCCGCGAATGATAACGAACCGCAGAGGAGGGTGGCTTGATGGACGCCGTGACCTGGTGGGTGGGCGCTTCTGTGCTTGCCTCTGTAGGACTTGTCGGCGCTGCTGCGTTGGTTGTTGGCCTGTCGGTCGCGAGCATCGCGGCGGGCACCGTCTATGTTCAGAAGTTCGGCAATCTGACTGTCAACCTGCGCAACATGCGCGCGTGGGTGGCGGCAGGGAAGCCCGAATGGAAGCAGGGCGACGATAAGGTCTTTCGCATGACGCCGACGACAGAGATCAAGAGGCTTCCGGGATGACCACCCTCCGCGTCATCGGCGACGTCCATGGCAAATTCAAACCCTATCGCAACCTAATCCGGGGCGTGCCTTTCAGCATTCAGGTCGGTGACATGGGCGTGGGCTTTATGGGCTTTCGCGGCGGCGAACTGCGCAGCCTAACCAACCCGCCCTATGACGCCATGTCCAAGGGCCGCCACTACTTCATTCGGGGCAACCACGACAACCCGCAGGTGTGCGAACGCCACGACTTTTGGTTGCCCGACGGCTCACAATCGCAGGGCGTTTTCTGCCTTGGCGGTGCCGTTAGCATAGACCGCGCCTATCGGACGGAAGGTCTTGACTGGTGGCCCGACGAGGAATGCAGCTACGCCGAGCTTGAGGCGCACATTGATGCTTATGCCGCCAGCAAGCCGGAGATCGTCATCACCCACGATTGCCCTGAAAGCGTGGCAAATGAAATCCTTGCCGCGTTCAACATTCGCAAGATCGAAGACGGCAGCCGGACCCGCGTCGCGCTGGAAAGAATGCTCGCCATCCATCAACCGCGTCTGTGGCTGTTCGGGCATTGGCATGTGTCCCTGCGCTTTCAGCGCGGGCGCACGACGTTTCAGTGCCTGAATGAGCTGGAGTTCACAGACATAGAAATCTGACCGGCTACCAACCGGATTGCACCACATAGAGGAGATGATGAATGGCATACCTGGAAAGCATCCATAGTCCGCGAACAGCGGACGCGGACTTTATGGCACGCCGCCACGTCGAGGGCGACAATGATAACGCGCCAGCGCAGCCGCCCGTTGCCGCGCAAGCGCAACCGGTGAAGACGGAACGCCTATACCGAAACACAGAGCCGCGAGACGGCTTTGTTGAGGACGGGATTGTTCCAGTTGACGAATGGGGGCCGCCTAGCGCGGGCGGTAAGACTTTCCCAGAACCGCGTCGTGGCTCATGGCTGCAAACCTATTCGGGCCGCCAGTTCTGGCCTATGGACCCGCGCGCGAGCGAAGTCGCCATCGAGGACATCGCGCACAGCCTGTCGATGCAGTGTCGCTACGCTGGTCACTGCCTGCGCTTCTACAGCGTAGCGGAGCATTCCGTCTTGCTGGCGAGGTACTTCCGGCAGCGAGGCGCGCCTGTGGTAACGCAGCTTTGGGCGCTGCTCCACGACGCCAGCGAGGCGTACTTGGTGGATGTGCCGCGCCCTGTGAAGCCGTATCTCGATGGATACAGGCAGGTAGAGGCGTCTGTGATGGCGGCTATTTGTGAGAGGTTCGGCCTTCCGCACCGAATGCCTGCCGAAGTCCACGAGGCAGACGCCGCGATTATCGGCAACGAGCGCGGCAACCTGGCCCCGTGCGTCGCCGAATGGGACGGCGAGTTCTCTGGGCTGACGGGCGTCTATCTCCGCAACTGGCAGCCGCACGTTGCCGAATTGGAGTTCACGGCAGAATTCCGCCGGCTGATGGATGAACGCTATGAGGAGGGTCGCGAACCTATGGACCCCATCGAAGCCCGCCATGACCGCGAGGCTTCGCGGGTCGATTGGGAATACCAGTTTAGAAAAGAGCAGGAGGCTAAGGCGGCATGAACCAATTCTACGTAGGCCAACAGGTCGTTTGTATTGATGATAAGTTCAAAAACGTCAGCATCGATCAAGGCATCCGCGAAGGCCAGATTTACACGCTGCGATGGGTGGGCATGTATTCGCACTATATCGACGGCGACTTCCTCGGCGTGAAGCTTGGGGAGGTTGATCGCGGCAACGACGATGGGCCGGAGGGCTATGGCGCTGCGGATATGCCTTTTGCCGCGCGGCGCTTTCGGCCTTTGGTTTCGGATCCGCTGGCCGTGTTTCGCGCTATCGCGGCTGATCCTTCGTGGGAAGTAGATGCGCCGGAGGGCCCCGTCAGGGATGAGCCGTTGCCGGAGGAAAAGCGTGAGAGGGAGAAAGAGGATGTCTGACTTAGAGCGCGCAATCCAACTTGCTGTTGAGGCGCATGCCGGGCAGACCGACAAGAACGGCGAGCCCTACATTCTTCATCCGCTGCGCGTGATGATGGCTGTGGCCGCCCCTTGCCGGATCACCGCTGTCTTACACGACGTCGTGGAGGACGGTGACTTCGGCCTTGGTGATATTCTTGCGCTGTTCGGCGAGGAAACGCGCAGCGCAGTGGATGCGCTGACGCGTCGAGGTGGTGAGTCCTATGAAGATTTCATCGCGCGCTGCAAAACCAATCATATCGCTCGACACGTTAAGATCGCTGATATTCGAGACAACCTGCGTCCCGGCGCGCCGCATCTTCGTGATCGATACGAGGCGGCCTTAATGGCGCTGACGGAGGAATATTGATGACCGCCGCATGGACGCCATGGGGCAACCTCCCCGCCAACGACAACCACCAGCCACGCGTCATTGCCCTTTCCGGCCCCGCCGGAAGCGGCAAGTCGACGGCCGCCGCGGTTCTACAGGAAAAGGGCTACACGCTGGTGAAGTTCGCCGGGCCATTGAAAGCCATGTGCCGCGCCGTTGGCCTTTCAGACGAGCACATCGAGGGCAACGGCAAGGAGCGCCCGCTGGGCTGGCTGCAAGGCAAGTCGCCCCGCCAGTTCATGCAGTTGCTCGGCACGGAGTTCGGGCGCGACCGCATCGGCGCGCACTTTTGGGTTGGGCTATGGGAGCGTGCCGCGCTTGATGTTCTGGACAGTGGCGGGCGTGTAGTCTGTGACGATTGCCGCTTTGCCAACGAGGCGGACGCGGTGCGCAAGCTGGGCGGCGTTGTCGTTCGGCTGGCGGGCAGGGGTGGGCTGTCGAGCGGCCATGCTTCGGAAAACATGGATTGGGAGCCCGGTTCCGTGCTGGTGAATACCGGCAGCCAGAAGGACTTGCGGGACGCGGTGGGGAGAATGGTGGCGTGATGGAGTTGGCCCTGTATTGGCTCGGCGTCGCTGTGGCGAGCGTCGGCGCTGTTGGCGTCCTTGCCGTTGTGGCAACATGGGCGACAAACCAAGCTCTTGAGTTCACCGGCATGGCGAAGATCATCATGCATTGGTACGCCGACAGACTCACCAAAGAGCGTGACGCAAAAAGGATCGGAGCATGACCGACCTCGCCACCGCCTACGAACTCGCCGCCGAATGGCACGACAAGAACGCGCGCGGATGTCGTGAGATTGCTGACGACTACCTGCGAGTTGGTGACGATACTGCCAATAAGGCGTACGCTGCGGCCCAACACCACGCGGCAAGTGCTGCCGGGTTGCGGCTTGCCGCAATTGAGCAGCGGCGGGAGGGGATGGTGCAATAGAAAAAGGCCCGGATCGCTCCGAGCCTCTTCCTTAGAACAGCCGACTGAGTAGCAATATCGATGCCACAAGCCCTACTGGCATAACAACAGCCAGGCGAGTAGTCGACCGGCTGGTTTCGAGAATGATGAAGACCCTCACGGGACTCTCCATGCTCGGGCGCGGCAGACTGCAAATGAACCGCTATCCGCGCCTAATCCAGCCATGCTTGAGGGGATCATTTTACGCCAACGGCTCCCCTCGGGCACGCGGCTCTTTCCGTGTTGCGAGCGATATGGGGGCGGCGGCGCCTCGTTTCAAGACCGCCAGCCATCGGTAGCTACAGCTTCGCCACGGCCCCTATGCCGGCGTCCTGCGCGTTCTTGATTTCGGTTTCCGACAGGTCCGCGATGCGCCTGAACTTGCCGGTGCGCGGCCAAGCCTGCGGGCTGAATGCAATGGCCCATTTTTCAGCGTCGAACGTGTCGGGATACATATCCTGCACCTCGCGGAACGCCGTCCGCATGGCTGCCAACAGCGCAATGGCTCGCTTGGCGTTTCCCGCCTGAGCGGCCTTGGCTTCTGCCTCTTCGGCTTTGACGAGTTCTTTTTCCAAGGCGGCCATTTCGGCCCGGATTTCGTCGGCGGACTTCATGCGGTGTCTCCCTGTGTTGCCGCCACAATTACAGCGCCTCGTTGCCGTCCGCAACCGGGAGCATTAGCTGTTGGCCATGGCCAGGTACACCGTCGAGGAAGTCATAAAAAGGGGCGAGACGATTCGCGCCTACTGCCATAACAGCGCGTGCCATCATAATGCCGCGTTGGACGCTCTTGCGATACGCGATCGCTTTGGCCCCGACTTCGAGATGACGCACGACAATCTCGTCCCGAAATTGCGCTGCACGGTGTGCGGCGGGAGAGATGTCGGGCTGATTCGCACCCCCGGAACCAAGGAGTACGGCGGCAATCCGTACCTTAAGTCCCGGGGCGCATAACGAGAACAACACAGGAACAAGTCCCGGTAACGCCATTGGGGCACGCGGTAACGGAGTTCAACAAAATCAATATACTTAGCCTTAATGTCCCGTTAAGGCTTCTAGCACGGGAAATGCGGCGGCGAGCGCCACAATCGTGTAAAAGTTAACGTATTGCTAAGGTGGGCTGATTCCGGCTGCGGCGTCCACTCCCGCCGCCCCCTCCCGCCACGTTGCGCCCACAGCTCTCAATTGCCGTAGCGCGTGGCGGTGTCGCGGGAAAGCGCCTCGCCTTCCTCCATGTAGCGCGCGATCGCGGCAAGGGCCGAGGCGGTGCAGGTGGCGTAAGTGGTCTCGAAGCCGCGATAGCCGCGGTTGAAGCTGGCGGTCAGCCGGGCCCGGCGCGCCTCGTCCGGGTGCTCGGCCTCCAGAAGCGCCTCCATGCGCTGGCGCCAGTCCTGCCCGCTCTCGCCGCACAGATTGCGCAGATAGTGCAGCGAGCCGAGAATCTCGGAAAGCCGCACCAGATCGCCCTCGAACGGCGATTCGGCCGCCTTCGCCCCGCCGGTGAGCGCGGCGAGGAGGAGGAGGACGACGAGGGCGCGGGGCTTGGTCATGGACCGGCTTGTCGCCGCGAATCTTGTCCGCCGCAAGGCGGCTCCATCCGCGCCGCGACGCGTTGCGCGATGTCGTAGACGAAAGCCGCCAGCGGCAGCGCCGCCATCTCCTCCAGCGTCAGCCAGAGCGCCGCTTCCGCGTCGTCGCCGGCCGCGATGTTGCCGCCGGCGAAGGCCGCGACATGCACGGACAGCACGAACCCGACGCCGCCGTTGGCGGAATCGAGGTCGAGATCGACCAGATGCGCGACCCTCTCGATCGTCGCGCCGGTCTCCTCCATCACCTCGCGGCGCACTGCCTCGGCAAGCGTTTCGTCCGCTTCGACCCTGCCGCCGGGAAAGGCGTAGAGGCCGCGGCCGGGCGCGCGCCCGCGCCGCACCATCAGGAAGCGGTCATGGTGCAGGATCGCCGCCGAGACGGCGCGGATGCGCGGGCCGGATATCGCCTGTTCTGTGTGCATTGTCCGAGACGGGGTTGCGGCGGCTGGTTCGTGCCCGCAGATTGCGTCGGGTCAGGACGAAGGGCAAGGTCAAACGGATATGTGCGGGCGGTTTGCGCTGGTCGAGGGCGCGACGGTGATCGAGGACGGCTTCGGCGTCGCCGATGTGGCGGACGCCGCCGGGGCGTTTCCGCCGCGCTACAACATCGCGCCGACCCAGCCGATCCTGCTGGTCGCCGCCGGCAGCCGCCGCGCCCCCGGCTCAAACCAGCCCGAGCGGCAGGCGCTGCTGGCGCGCTGGGGCTTCGTGCCGGGCTGGGTCAGGGATACGGCCGGTTTTCCGCTCATCATCAACGCCCGCGCCGAGACCGCCGCGACGAAGGCGTCGTTCAGGGCGGCGATGCGCCATCGCCGGGTGCTGATTCCGGCCTCCGGCTTCTATGAATGGAAGGGAACCGGCCGCAAGGATGCGCAACCCTATTGGGTGCGGCCGCGCCAGGGCGGCGTCATCGCCTTTGGCGGGCTGATGGAGACCTATGCCGAGCCCGGCGGGTCG